TATAAAATTGTGCGTCATTATCAATAAATGCAAACTCATCGAGGAATAATAAGTTAATTGATAAACCTCTAATAGAACTACCTGAAGTTGCCGCGGCAATAATCTTTGAATTATTACTAAATTCAATAGAACCTTTATTTAATGCTTTACAACCTGGCTGCAAAAAGAATGGTAAGTTTTCTAATGCTAATGTAATTCTACCTAGCATTTCTCTAGCCACTGCACCTTTGTTAGCTAGAATTGCAATAGTTTTTTCTGGATGAAAGCACGCATACCATAATAAAAATACGACTGATGATATAGATTTACCACTTTGTCGACATGCTAATACAATATTAAATCTATTTTCATTAAAATGATGAAACATTTCTTCTTGATAAGGCCATAAATCAAATGGGACTAAACCTTTATCAAGTGAAATAACTTTTACATACGTACGAGCAAAGTAAGCAGGATCGCTCATGCACTTTTTATATTCTAGAACCTCATGTTTAGAAAATGAAGATTCTACTCCATCTCTTTTTACATTAGGATTGCCTAGATATCCTTGCTCAGTTGTTGCCTTCGTCATCTATTATAATACTCTTTTCATCATCTGCAGATTTTAATAATAATCTTTGTAAATCAGTAGTGCTTCCCACGAAAAGATTATTATTTGTCACCTCACGTTTTTTGGCCTCACCAGTTAAATCCTTTTTATTCTTTTGTAAAGCCATTAATTTTTCAGTTGTATCAGCAATATCCTTTATTGATCTCGATAAAACTTCAAATGCTCTTGGATGCTCGGATTCACGAGCTAATTCAGCTAGTACATCAAGAGATAATGTACCCGTTCTAATTAAATCTTTATATGTTTTTCTAGAAAACTCATAATCATCTTTAATTTCAATATCATCTTTAGATATAGTTTTCTTTGCTGGCAAGTTTTTGCTCAGATTCTTATTAATCTTTTCTAATTTATCACTCATAACATACCTACGTTATACTTACATTTACTGTATAATTGTCGTCTTCATCTGCATTGGCTGGTGTAATTGTTAAATCCATATTTTCTAAGATTTCTGCACCACCAGCATCGTTATTAAAATCTATATTAATCTCTTTAATTACACCTTGATCTTTAGTTGGTCCAAAGTATTTCATTTTCATATTAAAATCAAGTTGATATATTAGTGCTCTTCTTGTAACAAAATCACCTTCGTAATCATCCTGTATAGCAACTGATTGCAATATAATAGGAACATCTTGCTTATATTGAAATCCGTCTACTGGCGTAATTGTTACGGTATATTCGGGCTGAAAATATGGAAGTATTTGTTCCATAATTTGCAATCCATCGTCTTGATTTTTAGCCAAAATATATAATGACATACCAATATCATATGCAACTATATGATTTAATGTTTTCTTTTTATTAGAATCTGTAGCATGATTCTCAATAACCTGATTTCTTTTTTGCATTTTTTGCGTAGAATCAAGTGTTAAATTTGTTATTTCGAAAGCTACTCTCGGCAACTTAATAGCCATTGATGCATCACTACCTGTAGTGCTATCAAGTCTAGCCAAAAATTTCTGTTTGGGTCCATACGCTAATGGAACTTTTACTTGATTTAAGACATTACCATTACCATCTTTTCTGATAACTTTTAAATTATTAAATAAAGTACCAAAAATAGCTACTGCCTTTCGAGTTGTTGCGTGATAAAAATGACCGCCAAACATTAATAAGTCTCCGATGGATCACCAAACGGATTTGATTCCGTAAAGTCTATAAAGTTATCTGCAGCAACTTCAAATTCATAATTCATTGCTTGCTCATCTACGGGGAACGATGTATTATCTGTTACGTCATGAACTTTAGTAATAAAACAAGTATTATTTGATTCAGCGCCAGTTAAACCAACTGTATTTGAAACAAAGAAATCTTTTGCTTCTGTACTACCTGTCACCCCAATACCAGAAACAGTTATACTAGCTGCGATATCAGATGTTTTTGTAACAGTTTGAACTTCACCGTATACACTTACAGCAGGATCAGTAGATATAACTTGTGTTACTATTTCTCCTTGAGTAAAGTGATTACCACCAGTTACAGTTACATCAATTTGTGTTTGTTGAGCATTAGTAATTTCCTTTGCATCAATCTCACTAACACCAGTTTCAAATTGTTCTTCATTATATTCAAACAATGAACACTGTAATTTAAATACTGGTAAATTTGATAATTGATAAAATGGCTGTTCATCTTCGACAAATGAAATTTCAAAAAACGAGTTAGACATTGGCAAAAATATTAAATCACCTTCTTGAGGTTTAGGATCTTCTAATTGATTATTCCAAAATCCTACTAAACTATTCCACTGCCTTCTAGAAATAATAAATGTTGCTTCATCTCTAATTTCTAAACCAAACTTATTATATAAATCACCAGATCCTTCGAATCCATCTACATTTTCAATATATGCTTCAATGAGATAAGCATCATCGAACTTAGATCCAATATCTTCGCCCATAATGTTATCCCTATTGACTAAGGTTCTAGGAATATAGTAAACGTCTTGTCCAAAAATCTTTAAAGATTCTATGATTAAGTCTTCGTATAGATTTTGCTCCGACTTTACTGCTTGTGAAAAATATACATTACGTGGCATTGATTACCCCGTATAAAAGTCGACTGGTTGTTCCCAATTCAATCTAACTTCTTCTTCTAATTTAGCGATTTCTTCTCGCGCATCGTCAAATAATTGTCTTCCATTAAATGTTACACCACCTGGCATTTGCATACCTTCAAATTTTAATAAGTTCATGCCCCATTGCATTTTTAAAAGAGCTGTAGCATATTTTTTTAAGAAGTAATCATTATAAACATCAGTATGTGTATCAGGGTTCAATATTCTATAACACTCAATAATAACATAATCATCTACACTTACTTCATCTGACCAATCCATATAAATCTGTAATTGATTTTTATGTCTTTCAAAATTAACGTGTTTTTGATCATTATCAATAACCATATCTAATAATGATAACCATTGTTGTGTCATTTCATATTCAACTAATGATCCCATAAATCCAAGATTATAAACATCATTCAAATGCATTTGATATCTAACATCAAACATCGAATCTGCTGTATTTCTATTATCTCTTAATGGAAATATCTGTACAACATCTGTTACTAAATCGTTTAATGGAATATATTGATTATCGATATCTACTTGAGTAATTTGATGCTTTAAATAAACTTTTTCAATTGCATCAGCGTGATAATGCTGATAAAACTGTAATGCTTCATCAATTCTATCACTGATCTGATCGTCATCTAAATTAATCTCAATAACAGGCGCGCCTAATGCTCTTAAGCAATAATCTATTAATGTTGATCTGCTATTAGGCTTTGCCATAATTATTCTCCGCTAATTTCCCATGCGCCATTACATACATTCACGACTAATTCTCCATGAGCAGATACATCCGTCGCACCACCCTCTGAATCGAATTTTTCTAATGAAGATGTAATAGTATTTGTTACAGGTAATAAATCATCAGTATCGTCGTCAAACGTTACATGAGTAATTACAGTAACAGTAGGCCAACTAGTGTTATTTGTAGCTTCACCTGCAGGATCTACTGCTGGTAATACTTCAATTCTTTCTAATACTGTATTTTTTGTAATTGCCATTACTATTCTCCAATTTTATTTTCAAGGTCTTTTAACCTTTCTTCTAATCTATTTATAATACTTTGTTGCTCTTTTATCGCTTCTACTAATATAGGAACAACGGCAGAATAATTTACTACCTTATGCGTATCATTATCTTTATCACCAAGAGATTGTACTTCCGATACAATTTCTGGTAACACTTCTTCTACTTCTTGAGCAATAAATCCTAATTGATCATTTTCTCTATGCTCATCTTTCCAATCAAATTTTACACCTCTTAGTTGAAGTGTTTTATCTAACGCACCATCTAAGTCTCTAATATTCTCTTTTAGTTTTAAATCAGATGATGTACTAGATGAATATGCAATCAAATCACCGTCAAAGTGACCATCACCCGATGATAAGTTAAACATAATTTTACCAGAGTTAGTTGTTCCACCAAATGAAACATAATCAAATCCAGATGAAGCTTCAGTGGCCTGAATCATTTTTTGACCACCACAATATAATTTCCACGAGTCGTTAGTGTCAAATTGCATGTAAGAGTCAGTATCGCCTGAATGTATAATCTTATCAGGAAGCGTCAAATCTGCGGTTGTTGTAATAGCTCCACATGCAACTGTTCCAATTCCTATTAAATTACCACTTCCAGTAATACCGATACTACTACCATCAACAAAGAATCCATTATCAGCTCTAATATACCTTGGTGTATAAATGTTTTTATTTGTCTGCTGATTTATTCTTAACCACGTTGTATCTGTACAACCAATTTCTCCGACAGTTGTTCCTGCGTGTTTAAATGTTATATGATCTGAAGCACCATCTGCTTTATTAATTTCAATTTTATTTTCTGTGCTACTTCCATCACCAACCTTTAGTGCCCTTTTCATTATATGGATTTCACCATTATGTTTAATTTGTAATGCTGGATCAGAAGGCAAAGCGGTGTTATATGATGATGTATAAAATTCTAATTCACTTTCATATGTTGTAGTGGATGAACCATTACCCTGATTATTTACAGCAACAATTCTAGCATGTGTTCTTGCACCAATACCAGAACCATCATTATTATAGAAATCAATAGAACCTAATTCATCGCCTGAACCCCAACCAGTTTTACCGTTTGATTCAATTCTTACTCGACCACAACTAATTGGAACTGTTCCACTTGTATAATTTTCTAAATAAACACCTGCTCCACTAGATCCATCAGGAGTAATTGCTAATGCGCCAGTTTCGCCATTTACTTTTAGCAATGATCCTGAAGTGGCGTTATGTCTATTAACAATAAAGTCTGCAGCTGAAGTATTATTACTATTTGCATCTAAGTTAACAAAAACTGAACCATACGATGAAATCCTTAAATCGTCGGTTGCATTTTGAGACATATTTTTAGATGTAATAGCGTGATCGTCATTACTATTACCATAGAACGATATCATTCCACCACGTGGTAAATGTATAGAGTTAGTACCAGTATCGTTTTCCTCTGTTAAATTAAGATTACCATATAATTTTATATCACCGTCTTTAACTTGCATATCTCCAAACACAGCGAATTTGGATGTACCCTGTCCTTGACCATGATCACCAAATCTGGCAACATTTTCGTATGTGTTTGCAGTACCTTTTGATTGTCTTACATAAAGAGGTAAGTTTCCACTTCTATCAACTTTTGCAAACTGAGTTGTGTATTGTCCATTAGTATAAGCACCTTGAAATTCCATAACTGCTGTGTTAGCAGCATAACCTGGAATTGCTGTAGTATCAGCATTAGTCTGTTGATCTGATTCTGCTTGCACT